CAATAACACCCGCAAAATTAACGAGTGCATTAGTAAAAGATGATACTCCTGTAAGAGTTAATAAAAATAGTATAAATACTAATATGACTATTGCATCGGATGAGAATGCATTTGTTGCTGGACCAGTAACAGTCAATAGTACAATAACAATAAACGGAACATTTACAGTAGTTTAATATGGCAAGTATATTACAAGTTGAACAAATTAAAGGACCTACATCTGGAGCTAGTGCTAATACTATTACGATTCCAAGTGGTCAGACATTAGATATGTCTAATGCCACGGTAAATGGAGCTTTGACTGAAATACAAGCAGCAGATATGCCGGCGGGTACGGTGTTGCAGGTTGTTCAAACTGAAGCATCAAGTGGATTTTCAACAACAAATTCTACAGTTCAAGATACTGGTCATTCAGCATCAATAACACCATCATCATCAAGTAATAAAATTTTAGTAAGTGTATCTTGGGTGGGATATAACAATTCCGCTAACAGAACTTACAAAGCGTATTTATATAGAGGTGCAACAAAAATTTATGGACAGCATTTAGGTGAAGATACTGGTTTAGCATTTAGGTCTAACGCAATAATTACTTTAGACTCTCCATCTACAACATCTTCTGTAACTTATACTATGTATGTAGGAACAGATGGAATAGGAACTGCTTACTATAGTGGTTCTGTTGCTCAAGGTGGTGCAACAATTACATTGATGGAGATAGCAGGATAATGAATAAACACGAAGCAATCAGAGAATTAAACTCATCGGTAGTAAGTATCAAAGGTGATACTGCTTATGATATAGATGGTAACGAAGTATCTTATGATTCAGATGCTGTTCAAACGTTAATGGATAGCAAAGCATACATTGACAACAGAAAAAGAGAATACCCAAGCATTGGTGATCAACTAGATGCATTGTTTCAAGCTGGAGCATTTCCAGATGATATGGCTGCTCAGATACAAGCAGTTAAAGATAAGTATCCTAAGGAATAATTATGAGTAGTATAATTAAAGTCAATACAATACATGATACTACTGGTAATGATGCACTCACTATTGATTCTTCTGGTAATGTAACTGCATCTCAAGGGTTTGTACCTTCGACACAACTAAGTCATAGAAACCTGATTATCAATGGTGCTATGCAGGTGGCTCAAAGAGGTACGAGTGGAACTAATACTGGTGATAGTCAGTTTCCAAGTGTAGATAGATGGTTGACAAGAACTTATAATGGAACTGGTCGTGTAACTCTAGCACGACAAAATATAGATTCAAATGGTTTTAGGTACTCAGTAAGAGCAACTCCATCAACTACAGATACTTCAGGCACTTATGGTTATACTTTAGGGCAATATATTGAAGGAAATAACACAAACCATTTAAACTGGGGAACATCTAGTGCACAAACAATAACATTATCTTTTTGGGTAAAATCTTCAGAAACTGGAACATTTAGTGTGTCTTTTAGAAATGGTGCAGGAGATAGAAGTTGGGTTTCTAGTTACTCAATAAGCACATCAGACACCTTTGAATATAAAACTATAACAGTTACTGGTTCAACTGACGGAACTTGGGCAACCGATACTAATGCTTCAATCTTATTAGAGTTTTGTTATGGTGGGCAAACATCTAAATCCACTTCTAGTTTAGACCAATGGGTAACTGGAAATTATACTGCTGCGACTGGACAAACAGATATTATGCAAAGCACCAGCAACTATTTTGAAATTACGGGCGTTCAATTAGAAATGGGTTCAGTAGCAACTCCATTTGAACACCGTAGTTATGGTGAAGAACTGGCAAAATGTCAGAGGTATTATGAAATTGCTAGTGGTGGCTGGTATGGTTACCCTGCAGGTCAAAGTAATCATCGAATATCTGTTCCTTATAAAGCAACTAAGCGTGCTGCACCTACTTTAACTAAATTAGTATCAAGTGAAAATTGTGCTAGTGGTGTAGATGTTTTAGGTGGACACGAGGATGAAACAGCAAGTGGCAGAGTACAAGCAACTAATTTATTTCTTACTGGTGCAGATAAATATTTTTATGCTAAATTTTCAGCAGACTCGGAGTTATCATAATGAATATTACATCAGCACAATATGTAAACGAAACTCTTTTTGATAAAGAAGGTGTACCTACAACTACTCAGTTTCAAATAAATGCAGTAATAGATGGTAAAACATATGTTGTACCATTATGTGAAGGCAACAGACACTATGACGAGATTATGCGACAAGTAAATGCAGGTACATTAACAATAACGGATGCTGAGTAATGCCTATATTAAGAAATCCATTAAACGGAAGATTGATTAAAAATAATTTCTGGAATAGAATAAAGGTAGCTATATTAAGGTTGTTTAAGAAATGATGACATTACTCACAAATGTGTTACCTATTATGAGTGGCTTCTTAATGAAGTTATTTGCACTTAATCAAGCTGCAAAACAAGAACAACATAAAATGCAACTAGAGGCATTAGTAGCTCAGAACAATGCTATTAATGATGCTAGAAAAGCTGCTGAGAAAGAATCTCCAATGGCAGCAATGAATCGTAGAATTATTATTCTAACTATTCTTGCGTTAATTATATTTACACAAATAGCACCTCCGCTATTAGATATTCAAACTGTTATACCTGTGGTTGAAAAGTCAGAAGGTTTCTTAGGCTTCTTTGCTAGTGAAGAAACTAAGTTTATTCCTGTAGAAGGTTTAGTTAAATATGAAGAGATATTTAAGTGGGCTTCTATGATTATTGAATTTTACTTTGGAGCGCAATTAGCGAAGAAATAATGACTGCAGCAGAAATAAAAGATATTGATAGACGACTGACTTCTTTAGAAACAGAAGTACATATTCAGTTTAAAGAAGTGTTTACAAGAGTTAAAAGATTAGAAGCAATAATGATTGGTACTAGTGGTACTATTATTGTTCTTTTACTTAAAGTAGCATTCGGTTCATGAAGAAGTTTATATGGTTGTTACTGCTGCCGCTAACCTTAAATGCAGCAGATACTACTATAGAAACAACTACCACTACCACTAACACATCTACAAGTACTAATACAAACACAAGTACTTCTACTATGGATTATAAGAATCAACCTGTGCAGAGAGCTGCTGCTCCTAATGTTACTGTCAGTAATAATGATGTGTGTGTTGCTGGAGTAAGTGGAGGCGCACAAGGAAATGCTATAGGTATTTCATTTGGTACTACAGTTACAGACCCTAACTGTGAAAGAATTAAACTAGCTAGAGAGTTACGCAATGCAAATATGAAAGTAGCTTCTGTAGCTATATTATGTCAAGACCCTAGGGTATTCCAGGCTATGATAGATTCTGGTACTCCATGCCCGTTTAAGGGACTTATAGGACAGCAAGCTAAAGATATGTGGAACAAGTATCCAGAACTTAGAGCTGATTATGCTGACTATCTTAAGAAAATAGACATCTTAGTACAAGCTGGTTATATGGATAAAGATGGAAATATGTTAGAGAAAGCTGATGCGGAAACTGATAGCAAGTTTAAGTCTAGTACTGACAACTGGAATTAATGCTTTAACAAGCGATAATCTAGTACAAGACCCTTATGTTGAGTTTTTGGATAGCACTTACGATTATCCAAATATCCATAATCATGGCACTTGGTCACAAGACCCTTACATCTATACTGGTAGTAGCAGCTACGAACATACTGCTACATCTGATTACAACATTAATCTTGACACATTAAAGTTTGAAATAACTAAAGTTAATTATGGCTATAGTTATAAAGCCTACTATGATGGTTTAGGTGCTATTGGTTTAGCTATTATTGATGCTAATGGAGATATTATTGATAGTACTACTTATGAGTTTGATATAACTGCATCTAATGATTTAACAACTGTAGATAGAATTTATAACGAAACTGCTTATCTTAAAGAAGCAGATACTATTAGATTAGGTGTTGGAGGTTTGTCTGATAGAAATGGTACAGACGACATAATGATTACTGACATCTATTTAACTTATGATTATCAAGAAATTCCTCTAGATCTGATTACTGATAACTCTCTTAAGACAGCTTTAAACGATAGCGTGTACGACTTTCCTGCTTTAGAACTGCCTGAGATTAAAGTTGAACAACCTATAGAAACTAAAGTAGAACCTATAGAACAACCTTCAGCAGCTACCCCAGCACCTTCTAACTTAAGTACACCTAAGGTATCTAATGATTCTGTTAAGGAAGTTAAGTCTGCTGCTGTAGTTGAACCTAAGTCAACTAAAGTAGAGTCTAGCACGAAAACAAAGAAAAGTAAAGAGGTAACAAAGAATGAATCTAAAACAAAGACAACAACGAAATCAAGAACTGCAGGAGTCTCTGAAGCTCTTGAGACAACATCCATGGTTTCTATTGCTAGCAACAGCGTTAACCTTAACGACCCTGGTAGCTTTTTTGGCAGCATTGGAATGGACTTTGAATCTTATACTGGTGTTGAGTTAGTTGAGTTGATACACTTAACAGAGCCGTCATTCTATGATGAACCAGATTTTTATGACACAGAGATAGCATTAACTGATAATATTCAGCTTAATAACATAGATTTTTATAAAGGAACTAATTGGTATGGAAGCAATACTAAATTTTATTAAAGAAGCTTTGGCTGGTAAAAAGATGTCAGCCCAATGGATTGTTACTATAGCAGTAGCTGTAGCTGGTATTGCATGGTCAGGTACATTATTCTGGCAAGAGTATCAAGGTATGCAAGGTTCTATTGCAGGTTTACAAGAACAGGCTCATGACAAGACTCCAGCATACGATGAAGCTCCAATAAGCGGTAGAGTAACAGCAAACGCTAATGCTATCATAAGTATTCAGGAAAGAATAAAGTCGCTAGAATCGAATATTTCGAGGCTTGACAAGGATATAATGAAAGCAGAAGACAAATATGACAATAGAAATTCTAACCCACTAGCAATGTAACTATGAAAGAATATAAAAAATCACAAGGTTTTAAACCATGCGCTTCATGCAAAACTAAAGCTAAATGTAAAAAAGCAGGTAGATGTCTTGCAGGGAGTAAATAATGCCAGCTAAAAGAGACCCTAGATTAGCTAGAGCAGGTGTAAACGGTTTTAATAAACCAAAGCGTACACCTAATCATAAAACTAAGTCTCATGTAGTTGTAGCTAAAGAAGGCGATAAGATTAAAACTATTAGATTTGGTCAACAAAATGTTAAAGGTTCTCCTAAAAAAGCTGGAGAGTCAGCATCTTATGCAGCAAGAAGAAAGAGTTTTAAAGCTAGACACGCTAAGAATATTTCTAAGGGTAAAATGTCTGCTGCTTATTGGGCAGATAAAGTTAAATGGTAATCAATATAGGAGAAGACTATGATTAATTGGGATAATTTTGTACCAGCTAAACCAGCTCCAGCAAAAGAAAAGAAAGCACCAGCTAAAAAAGAAAATAAGTAGGAGTAATAAATGGACTACAGAGAATTAATTAATGAGGTTCTTATTAGATTAAGAGAGCCTACTATTGCGACTGACTGGTCTGGTAATATTAATGATAGCTCTGTTGTTTCTGATTATCAAAAAGTTATTGGAACATTAGTAAACGATTCTAAAAAGTATGTTGAATCTAAGCATGACTGGAATCCACTAAGAGAAACATTTAATGTTACTTTAGTTGATGGCACGCAGCAGTATCTACTAGGAGATTCTTCTTCTGGTGTTGGTCTAACATTTAAGATATTAGATATTATTAATAAAGATACTGGTACTAAGTTACATCAAGTTAACAATGAATGGTTAAACGATAAGATGTTTCCAACTTCTAGTGTTGCTTATGGTGAACCTAACTCTTATGCTATTAACGGCAGCAGCCAGGCTACAGCATCAAGAGAACCAGATGCTTTAATAGATTTTTATCCAGTACCTAATGCTTCTGTAGCAGGTAATGTTATAGCTGTTAATGTTGTAAAAGACCAAGAACCTTTAAAATTAGCAACAGACATTATTAAAGTTCCATATCAGCCAGTAATACTTGGAGCATGGGCTAGAGCTATTGCTGAAAGAGGTGAAGATGGAGGTACTCAAACAACTGTAGTAACTGCAGAAGCTCTTGAATCTTTAACTCAAGCAATACAACTTGATGCTGGTAACTTTAGATATGAAAAAGACTTTTATGTAAGCGAGCGTTATACAACTAATTGGAATAATGGCTAAAGAATTATCATATTTACCACTAGATGATGTAGGAATTAATGGTCTTAATACTCAAGACAACTCTGCATCTTTAACACCAGCTTGGTTTACTAAAGCAGAAAACATAATCTTACAAGAAGGTGGACAGGTAACTTTTAGAAAAGGTTTAAAACAAAAATGTTTAGCTACTGATGGTCCTGTTAAAGCAATTATAGAATCAGAAGAAGCAGATAAGATATTTTCAGCTGTAGAAGATGACGATGGTAATGCATATATGTATGAAATGGACTTTTCTACTCCAGATGCAGCGTTTACTAATCAATTTGACACTACTGCAGCAACAGCTGACTGGCAAATGTTTGAATGGAATGGTGATATATGGGCATTTCAAGACGGAGTAGACCCAGTAACTTATGATTCATCAGCATCTGCTTGGTCACTTCAAAGAAGCATTACAGGTTTTCAAGAACCAACAGCATTGTCTGCAGCAACTGCTTTCTTACCTACTTGTGGTATGGGTTACTATGGTAGGCTGTGGGTAGGCGGTATTCCAGAAACTCCAAATACTTTTTATTATTCAGATTTACTTATAGGTAAAGATTTTCAAGCAGCAGGAGCTGGTAGTGTAGATTTATCTAAAGTGTGGGGACAAGATGTTATTGTAGGTATTGCACCTTTTTATGGCAAATTAGTTATATTTGGTAGAAGTAATATTGTTTTATACTCTAATCCTTCATCTCCTGGAAGTTTAGAATTAGATGAAGTTATTGAAGGTATTGGTCTTGCTCATAGAGATTCTATACAAGCAGTAGGCGATGACTTATTATTCTTATCACCAACTGGTGTTAGGTCATTAGCAAGAACTACAGAAAAAGATAACTTACCTTTACAAGATTTTTCTAGAAATATTAAAGATAGTCTTATTAGACTTATTAGTAAAAATAATCAAATTAAAAGTTGTTATCATGAAGATGAAGGTTTGTATCTTTTATCTTTTGTTGAGTCAAAGATAACTTATTCATTTGATTTAAAACACAGAACACAAGACGGTTCTCCACGAGTAACTACATTTAAATTTAATAGCACTAGAGATATAAACTCTATGGCATTTACACATAATCAAGGTTTTCTTGTAGGTCAATCTGGAGGGTCTATTGCTACTTATGAAGGATACTACGATAAAGTTTATGTTAGTGGTGGTGGTTATACTGACTATCCTTATACTGGAACTTTTGCTACTATTTGGGTAGATTTAGGTAAATCAGTTATAGCTTCTATACTTAAAAAATTATTAGTTATTGTTGAAGGTGGTCAAGGTACTACAGTAGGTTTAAAGTGGTATACAGATTATGATGATAATAATCCAACTGCATTAAACTTTACTTTAAATCCTCAAGCATCTGGTACTCCAGCATTATGGGGAGCTTCTACTTCTTTATATGGAACTTCTAAATATGCTCCTTACTATACATTTAAAGAGTATGGGGTATCATTATCAGGAAGAGCTAAATTTATTAAATTAGAAATGAATGCAATTACAGCAGGTTATGTGGCTTCATTGCAGGACATGAGTTTATTATTTAAACAAGGAAAAATACGATGAGTAACTATTCAGTAATTACAGACTGGGATGGAAAAGATGCTCTAGCTGACTCTAATCCAGCTAAGGTTATCTCAGGCGATGAATTTCAAGATGAATTTGATGCTATTGCTACAGCAGTAGCTACTAAAGCAGATATTAATGGAGATGCTACAGAGTCATTTAGTGCAACTACAGCAGTTTCTGGAGCTAACACAACACAAGTAGCAACTACAGCCTTTGTAACTACAGCAATAACAAATGCAGCAGGTACAGGACTTACACATAATAGTGGAGCATTAGATATTTCTTCTACATCTAACGGTTATGGTACTAGAACAGTATCAACTTCTGCACCAAGTGGTGGGGATAACGGAGATATTTGGTATAAAGTGAGTTAATTAATGCCTAGTTATATTAAAGACAGCGGTTCTTGGAAACAACTTCAAGAAATATATATTAAAGACGGAGGCACTTGGAAAAGTTGTGTTGATGTTTACATTAAAGACGCTGGTTCTTGGAAATCTGTTTTATATGAACCAGGTTCACAAGATTTAACTACTGCAGGAACAACATCTTTTGTAGTGCCAGCTGGTGTTCAGTCAATAGATTATACAATTTATGGTGCTGGAGGCGGTTCTGGTGCTTGTGATAATAATGGTGATGCTTGGGTTGGTTCAGGTGGTGGTGCTGGAGGTAAAAGAACTGGCACAATAGCTACAACTCCTGGTGAAACATTAACTATGGTAGTTGGACTTAGAGGTTATGGTGCATCATATAGATTTAATTCTAGTTATTCATATAATCCAAACAACTCTACATTAGGTACTGGTTTATCTGGTGAAGATACAATAATTAAAAGAGGTGCTACTGCATTAGCTACAGCAACTGGTGGTGGTAATGGCGCTCAATACGCTTATGGTGGTTCTGGTGGAACTCCAACAGTAGCAGGCACAGCACATCCAGATGGTCAAGGTGGACTAGGTGATGGTGGTAGAGGTGCTTCTCCAAGTTATATTGGATATGGTTATACTGGTGCTATTACTGGTGGAACAAATGGTTCTGGTACACCTCCTAGCGGAAACTCCAGCAATAGAGGTTCTGGATATGGTAATGGGGGTGGACAACCTGGACTAGGTGTAGGTATTGATGGACAAGACGGTGCTATTTTATTGGAGTGGTAAATGCATGATGTAGATAAATATTTACCAACATATATAGAAAACTTTAAATATTGGTTTAACAACGATAAAAATGTAGTAGACTTTTGTTCTAAGATAGTTCATGTAATACATCTATGGGATGATTTAATTGATAAAGACAAACCTACAGAAGATGAAGATATTAATGAAGCATTTACAAGTCTTATGGTAGATATACCATTAAACCCATTTTATATTGCTAATATAAATTTTATAGCACCTATGTTGCAAAGTATAATTTCAAAATGGCATACAGCTAATGTTTTTGAAAGAGACAAAGGTGAAGGTGATGTTGAAAAAGCATATATGTTGAGAGCAGAAATGTATCAATTATTTGTTTTATGTGCAGAATTAATAGGTGGAAGAGAATGGAGCAGGTTTGTTGCTCCTAATATTTGGAGACTCTACGGAGAAAAATTAGAAGTGTTTAAGAAGGAGGTTCAGGATGCCTAATCCTACAGTAGCTATAGCTGGCTCTAGTATATTAGGAGCCAGAGCAGCATCTAAAGCTAGTAAAGCAGCAGCATCGTCTGCAGAAAGACAAGCAGAATTACAATATCAAAGAAGCTTACCATATCAAACATCAGGTGCTTTTGGTGATGTAGCTTTTGAAGGAGAAGGAGCTGATAAAACATTAAAGCTTAACTTATCTCCTGAAATGCAAGCTGAGTATGAAGCTCAGATGGGAGATATTGCTAAGCAAAGAGAGTTTATTTCTCAATATGAAGCTGACCCGTTTCAAGCAGCAGAGAAATATTATCAAATGCAAAAGCAGTTATATGCTCCAGAGCAAGAAGCAGAAAGACTAGCAACAGAAGAAAGACTTGTAGCACAAGGAATGTTTGGTTCTACTGGTGGTGCAGAGCAAATGAGAAAGTTAAGAGAAGCTCAACAAATGCAAGATATGCAAACTAGAGCTGCAGCACAAGACAGAGTACAAACTCTTATTGATACATATAGAGGTCGTCAGGCAGGTGCATTAGGTGCAGCAGTTGATATTGGTCAATTACCTGTTAAGTACGGAGAACTAGCACAAGGTTTAGCTAGTGGTCAGCAGAAAGCAGCGGAAGCTTCTGCTAAGATGGCTACTTCAGCAGCACAAGCAAGAGCAGCAGGTTCAATGGCACCTTATCAAGCATTATCAAATATTGCTGGTATGTATGCTTATGGTCAACAAGCTCCTCAAGCAGGTGGTATGTTTGGTCGTGGTAATTTTAGTACAAGCTGGGGTAGTGATGCTACTACTGCAGATTATTACGCCCCTTTTTAGGAGAATAAAATGGCATTTACACCAGATGGAATGTTTTATGTAAGCGGTGAAGAGCTGACAAGTATTGTATCTCCAGGAGTTAAAGCTATTGGCGGTATGATGGGCTTTAAAACTAAAGAAGAAGCTATTAATGAAATTCTTCAAACTTCTGATTATGATACTACTGAAGGTAGAAACGCTGCATTACAAAAAATTAGAGCTATAGACCCAGAAGCTTACTTTAAATATAAGAAGATGAATGATGACTATGAAGCTCAACAATCTAGATTAGAAACAGATAGAATGTCTAAAGAAGCTTATGCTAAATCTATTGATGTACAAGTAGAAGCTCAGAAATTTAAACAAGCTGAAAAGAAATATAAAAGTAGGTTAAAAAAAGACTGGATACCTCAAGAATCTGCAGAATTACAAAAATGGTTATTAGAAACTTTTCCTACTGTATTAACTGTTGATGATGTTAGAAATGTTAAATCAAGAGCAGATGCTAAACGCATAATTAGAAGCTCTGATGTTCAATCTGAATACGCTCCAGATATTAATACTCGTAATATGTACGATAAAGAACTAGATGATGACATGGACCAGAAGTATTCTATTTGGTCAACAGATAGATTATATGGTTTAATGTATGGTGATGATAATATTACATCAGAAGTTAGTCCTGGAAAAGCTAAATATACTGTAAATCCAGGAAGCGTTTTTAGTTTACCTCCTCGTATTGATGAATTTAATAAATCTTCTAAATACGAAGGAGATGGTAAAGCTCTTTAAAAATGAGTTTAGTAGAAAGAGATTTTTATGCCTCTAGCCCAGAAGTAACTGCAGCAGAGAATGCTGTAGATGATGCTTGGAAAGGTAATCAATCTTTTACTGCAGGTATAGCTGGAGGACATGAGACTTTTGGTTCATGGTTTAGCTCTGGTCTTACTGGTGCTACTCTTGCAGAGGGTATGTCAGAAGAAACTCAAAAAGATTTATACATTAAAAGAAATGCCGCTAACTTTGGCATGGAAAAAATCAACAATACTCTACAAGCTTTTGAAAACTTAGGAGCTGTTAGAAACTTTACAGAGTCTGAAGCAGAAACAATCCGCAACCTCCAACAAAGAAAACAATTAATGGAAGATGATTTAGCTTTTGTTAATGATAAGTTTAATGGTGACTTAGATGCTGTAATAGATGTTGAAGGTCAATCATTTAATGATAGATGGGGAGCTGATAGCGAAGATGTAGATGTTATGGCTTTCTTAGAGTCTATGAAAAACAATCCAGAGTATGCTGCTGGTTTGTTAACTGGAGAAATTCTTAAAGATTTGCCATTGTCTGTATTAGCTTATTTTGGTCTTGCTGCTAAAGGTGCTAAAGGTGCCAGCATAATGACTAAGATTTACAATAAGTTAAATAAAATACAACCTAAAGCATTAAGAGGCATAGCTAAAGTAGCTACTCCTGTAGCTGTAGGTGCTGGAGCAGGTGCTGGATATGAAGCAACTTATTCTAAACTTAATGAAGGTAAGATTAAGTGGAATGATGTTCAGACAGGTGGAGAGTTTGGTGCTATCTTTGGAGCATTAGGTTCTTTAGGTGTTATAGCTAAAAGTGCTAAAAAGAAAATAGATTCTAAAAAACCTGAACCAGAAGAAGAACTACAAGCATTTGAAAAACCACCATCTGAAATAACTGAACAAGCTCTTAAAGATTCAGAAGCATTAAGAATACAAAATGAAATCTTTATGGAACTTTGGAATAGAGACATGAATATTATTCCAGAGGTAAGAGAAGGTATAGACTTTAAGATTGTTAATGCGACTAAAGGTTCCTTTAAACCATCAAAAATAGAGCAAGAAACTGGTGTAAAACCAGATGCTACTGTCTTAGATTTAAACAAAAGAAAAGTTATTTGGAATAAAGAAACTCTAGATGCTAAACATAAGAAAGTTTTAGATATTTTAGATGGTAAGACTAAACCTACTAAGGCAGAAAAAGAAATTATTGAAGGTTTATCTCCTGTTCAAATAGCATATCTAAGAGATAGAAAAATATACGATGTATTTGAATATGCTAGAAATAAAGCTAAGATTAAACAATCTATGGATGGTCAGCAAGTAGATGAAGTTGCAGCTATCAATACAGCTATTGGTGAACTAGATAGAATTTATAGAAGGCGTAAGGTAGATGAAGCAGATAACTCAGCTGTAGAGGCAGAGAAGGCTGTTGATATTGAAGTACAAGAAGGTAGATTAGATAAAGAGTTGAGGGTTGATGACTTTGATGAAAGACGCAGAGGATTTAAAGACGACCCTAGTCCTAAGATACAAGACCCTAACAGTAAAGTTATGAACTTTGTTGAAAAGTATAGAGTACCTTTAGTTGCTGCAGGCATAGGTGCAGCCTATGGTTTATCAGATGACAAAGATTCAGCATTTTATCAAGCAGCATTAACTACAGGAGCTATATTAGCTGGTCCTAAGTTATATAAAGCAGCAGCTAAGAATACATTATCTCAAAACATTTTAGAGTTAAAGACTCAGGGTGCTAGAAATGTAGAAGACTTTGCAAAGATGGCTAAGATAGTTGAAGTAAGAACTCAAACACTTGGCGATAGAATAAACAAAACATTTAATACTCCAGAATTAGCGATACAATTCTTAAGAGATGCAGAAAAACCTTTAGAGAAATCTAGGTTTAATCCTAAGTCAGAACAATACAAGATGCTTAAAGAGTATAAGACTTGGATGGCTGAGTTAGCTGCACTTGGTGCTGAGATTGGAATGTTTAAAGGTCGTAATGGTCGTGTTAATCTAGTATCTAACTACATACCTCACATAATCAGAGGTAAGAAAAACAAAGACGGAACAGTCACACCGCTAACAGAAGCAGAGATGGCTAAGCTATCAGTTGAACTATCTAAGACATTAGATGGTAATGTTACTGTAAGAGGTGGTTTAAGAAATGTCCATGAAATACCTAGAAAGTTAGTAGACGATACTATAGAAACTCTTAAACAAAAAGGTTATGAGGTTGTTGATGACCCTGCACAGATTATGAATATCTATGCTCAAGCATTTGGTAGGTCATTAATGAATAGAAAACTACTAGATAGTTTTGAGATGATGGAATTACCATATCACGAAACTAAAGCTGGTACTGTTATGAAACCTAAAGCTTTGTATAAGAAAGAAGACTTTGATAGTGCTGTCAGCAGAGGCGAAATAGAAGCTGATGATGTTATTAATTTTACAGAGTTTGACCACCCATCATTAAAAGGTTATATGGTTCATGAGAATGTTAAAGGTGTTCTTAATGACCACTTTGATGTAGCTAGAAGAGGCGGTGCTTGGGATGTAGCTGAAAATATTCTTACTTTAAATAACTCGTTAAAAAGAATATTTGTATTTAGTTCTTTATTCCACGCTCAAGCACTAGCTTTATCAGCTTTATACTCTATGCCTGTTACTTTAATGGCTAGAGGTTCTTTTAAAAACATTGACCCTAAGAGACTTAAGTTAGGTTCTGGTGAGTTTAATGCTGCTGTAGAAGAAGCAATTAAAGATGGACTACAGATTATTAATACTAAGACTATTGAATTAGTTAACCCAGGTAGAAGAGTTATTAACGATACTTTTGAAAAACTAGGTTTCTTTGGTAAAGCAGCCAACAAAGCGTTTGATAAGATTGACTACTTAACTTGGGAGTTTATGCACGATAGGTTTAAACTTGCTGCTCATTTAAGACATAAAGAAATCTTAATGAGAAAAGGTATAGATGAAGTTACTGCAGGTAAGTATGCTGCTGAATTTGCTAACGATGCATTTGGTTCATTAGATTGGAATAACTTTGCTACTAGATTATATGACTATGCTAGAAAGAATCCATCAACATTAAGGTCTAAAGTTGCTATGAGAGCAGCTCAGGTTCTTCCTATGAAGAATAGAAAATGGATGAACCTTGCTTTGTTTGCACCTGACTGGACTATATCTAACTTAAGAATTGTAGGTAGAACTTTTTGGAATGCACCTAAAGTTACTAAAGCTTGGTTAAATAGAATACACAAAGGTAAGTTTAAACCTGAAGATGAAGAGTTTCTTAAGGTATGGAATATGTATTCAATGTATTCTGTAAGAGCTGGAGTTATTACTTCTGCTATGTGGTGGTTAATAACTTCAATATTCTCAGATAAAGAACCTACATGGGAAGGTGTTAAAGACTTTTGGATTGGAGAAAAATCAGGTAAATTAGATTTAGGAGGTGGAGAATCTGTAGTTATATCTAAACAGATTGCAGAGCCTATACATTGGGTGCAGCATCCTATGCATACAGCCATGAACAAAGCATCTATAATACCTAAGACAATGGCAGAAATGTTTTATAACAAACAATGGATGTCAATGAAGAGTGGTCGTGTTGTTGGGCCACAGATTATAGAGGAAGATGGTACAAGTCATGTAGCCAAGTGGTTAGTTGGTAAGGCTGTACCTATTTCAGTTAAACCTCTTATTGATAATGAGTTATCATGGGGTGAAAGTTTTGAGAGAATGTTATCTGGTTTCTTTGGATTCCCTCAATACGGAGCTGAAGATAAGAGTAAATCATTAAGAGAATTAAGGAGATAGATATGGCAACTAAAGATATGAATCAAGAAGTAGACATTATTGATTACTATGTTAAGAATGGTTTAGACGCTACTGCTAAAAAGTTTAACATGACTAAAGAGCAGCTTATGAATGACTATTATGTAATAGGTCAGACTGAAAGAGGTGACTCTGAGCAAGGTGGTTATGGTGACCAAAGCTCATCAGTTAAAGATACTTTATTAAAACTACTAGGTGTTGGTAAAGCTAGTGCTGCAGACGGTAGTTTTGTAGACAAGAATAAAGGAATGATGGAGCAGTTTGCTGATTATCAATTAGATAATCTAGGTAAAGCTAGAGAAGAAATAGCTGGACTACCTAAGAAAGCTAAAGATGCAGCCACTACAGACCAGCCAGGAAAGATAGATGGTTTTGAATTTGATGAGTTTGGTCGTATTTCTGAAGATGGTACATCAGAAGCAGAGAAAGAAGATACTACTGCTAAAGAATATGAAAAACCTAAAGAAGTTAAGAAAGATAAAGAACCTACTGATGAAGAACTAGAGACAATGTATGCTGATGTTTCTACTGGTTTAGGACTTAAAGGCGAAAGAGGCAAAGACGGCAGCCTTCTTACAGGTCAAAAGAAACAAACTGAAGAAGAAGACATGGCAGTTGATAGTGAAAACCCAGGCATGTATAAACCTAAGGGCGCTAACTTCTGGTCAGTTGATACACAAAGTCCATTCTGGAATACTAAAGAAGGTTATGACAAAGCTAAAGAACTATACGGTGGTGAAGTCCCTAGCTTTGTAGGTTATAAACCAGAAGTAGCTGAACTAGATATTGATTACTTTAAGAAACTTCTTAGTTTTTAAGATAAGTAGTTAAATAATCTATCTCTGTATGCGAATACTCTATTCTTGGTTGACTTGAATAGAGTTTAGCAGCAGTAATTCTTACCACCTGTCTATCATCTTCAAAGAACACACCATTTAAACTATCTAGTGTTGCTTTAATATAGTTGTCGATGTCGCTGTTGTTTCCACAATAGCTGTTTTCAGCGTTTAATTTCTTTTTCTTAGACCAAGACTTAGGTATTTGAATATAAAAGGTTATATTGCAAGATATAAGCTCTTTAGTAGGTACCATTTGTACATCTCCTAGAGCTATTTCCATATCTTTCTTAAATTGACTGTACTTTTTAGGAAAGAATGTAGACCATCTAGTAACTCTAGCTCTACTTGCAGGGACTGGATTTATGTATATTGTCTTTTTCAATGTTCTAAATAGTATGTTGCTACTCTACACTTCTCACCAAACTGATTAGTTACAGCTGTGTTACCTGTTGTTATATTAGTTGTCTTTCTTAATCTAAAAATGCAGGCAGCTAATCTATAAACACCTAGCTCTGTCCATGCTTGCAGCGGTTGGATAGAACCGTTAACTTTTAAGTAATCTAGTACTCTTTCATCTTGACTCATGGTTTACTCCTCTTTATTATCACCATAAAAAAATTCATATAGTAACCAAAACAATACTACTATGAATGTAACTTCAAATATGTCAGGCATTACTCGAAGAAATTATAAATTTCATTTACCTTAGGATAATTAACTATATGAGTTAAGAACCTAGGACCAGTAGAATAAGCAAATACTTTGACATCTGGATAGCAATGCTTCTTATATACACAGTAACTACACTCAGTACATAGCTTCATGTTACCTGACTTGCCATCTGGTACAGGTTCAAAGCAACGCTTAGGTTTGTCTTTGCTAGCTGTTAACCATTTAAGATATGCTATGCGTTCTTTAACTGGACTGTCGTATTTGAATGACTCAAAGTGTGTACACAATGCACCGTTCTGTTTATCGATTGCTAGCCATCCACCTTCATCTGTACCACTTGCTTCAGCATAACCATGTAATTGTTTGATGTAACCGAATGGGTCATCTTCTCTAAGCGTACCTTCTTTGAACTTCTTAAAGCCGTATGTAGAGGTTGTTTTTACATCCATAAGGTACCCATCAATGACGCAGTCCATCGAGCCTTTTATCCCTTCTATTTCTACTTCAGCTTGCTTTCCTTCTACAGTATGTCCAGATAACTCTGCTAATGCTAGAACTAGATGTTCTGTTGCATGACCGTATAGAAACTTCATAAGAGTTTGAGGTGTCATTTTTTCTGCTTCGTAGTCGTTGTATAAATACCACAAGTACAAATCTTGTTTACCTATGTTAGACATTCTAAGCTTGCGGCTGTCGTCACGCTCAGTAATTACAGTACGCAGCATATCCTTCATTGCCTCACCGAACTCATTTATTACTTGATCGGTGTCAACTCCGTCTGCTGCTTTGTTTGTTTCTAGAACTTCGTAGATGTCATCTACTAATGTGCGTATGTTTTTCATAGCTCTTCCTTATTTATCCACTATAGTTATTATAACTCATTAGTGTGTTTCACTCCAATTTATTCCTACCTTATATTCGCCATCTAACGGACAGTTAAGATTAAAGTATTCACCAGCCTCAACTATACTTTGCACAGCCAACCTACCAAACATATCAGCTTGGTGTTCTATGACTTCTGTTTGTATCTCATCGTGTATGTTGCCTACAAACTTGTAATCTATATTTGCTGCGTCTGCTTTATCTTTAAGAATCAGTAGTGCTTTCTTCATAACTATTGCACCAGCTGATTGGAATAAAGTATTAAGAGCTGTGTGTGGTTTATCTATTAAGAGTTGTCTTCCATCGAGTCCTTCGAGTCGACCTGATTCAGACAATTTAGTAATTCGTCTTCGTAAATCTGCAAGTGCTGGCGTATTATTAAGGAAATTTGTCTTAAGTCGTTTACCATCTTCTGCTTCTCCTCCAACGATAGACCCGATTTTTTCGTCACCAGCTCCGTACAGGAAAGCGTATATGAAAGTCTTTGCCTCATCTCTTGATTCAAGTTGTGCAGCCAACTGATTTGCTGTGTGAATGTCCCCATTTAATATCTCCTCTGTATATTTTTTATCGTTCATATAGTGAGCTAGCATCCGTAGTTCTAGTCCGCTAGCATCAACACCTACTAATTTGTAACCGTTCTCTACTTTGAATAACGCTCTGCATTTGTCTCCGTATGGACTGTATACTGCAGGCACTTGAGCTAGATTAGGTTTACTATGTGTCATCCTACCAGTTCTTGCACCGTTGCTGTTGACTGAACCATGTATTCTAGCTGTAGTTATTCGTAGTGCATCCATCCAGGAATCAAGTAGACCTAATCGCTTTTGCAGCATTAAGTATCTAGCTATCATCTGTGCTTCTGGTATGTCTACATTCTCTAGGATTGTTTCAGAAACTATAGGTTGTCCAGTCTCTGTATATTCTAGAGGGTTCCATCCAAAGTGTTGCAAGTATCTGCCTATCTGCTGCCTACTTGCTAGGTTAAACTCTGGATATATTATGTGTCCCCACCCTTTCTCAGGATGTAAGTAAGATTGATTATCTAAGTGGCGTTGGAGAGCAGCCGACACAGAGCCATCTTTCTTATATGGATTCTTAGGAAAAGGTACAGGTTTGAAAGTCGGGAGAGGTTTGAAGACTTCCCTTACTGTATCTTCAGCTTTCATCATTTCATCCTTCAGCTCAGCCATGAGGCTTGTAGCTTTTATGTAGTCGAACCTCCAGCCATTGACTGTCTGTTGATGTATTACTTTAGCTACCTCATGTTCTATTTCTAGAGCTGTAGGGTGGAGATTTGATTGGAGCATTAGGTCGTAGACTTTGTATGTGACACTTACATCTTGTATGCAATACTCTTTCATAGCATCACTATACTTTGTGAAGTCTTCAAAGCCTATCTTGTAGTCGCCTAAGTATTCACCCCATGCTTTTAGGTTATGCTTCCTGGAAGGATTATCCAGTCTAGACATGACGAGTGTGTCTTCTACAGCTCCTTCCCATTTGAAACCGTATACTAATTTCTCCAATACGGGAATGTCATAACCTATAATATTATGACCAACTAGAGTATCGACATGGTTTTCTTTGAGCCAATCACCAAAAGATTCAATCTCCTCAGGTCCAAAGAATCTCTCTATCCATGGCATTGTGTGTACCTTAGCATAGATACACCATACTCTAGTAGGTTCTAATCCGTTTGCTTCTATATCAAATACAGCTTTCATTAGTATTCCTCTGGCATCTCTGGTACTTCTACCAATCTACCTGTTTCGTTGCTGTATTGTATGTACCCTGTGATACCAGTCTCACCAGTGTATCTGTTCTTGAGTACTCGAAGCGTTGTTGTGTTGCGTATGAGAGGATGCTCTGACTGTTGGTTACGCTCTAGTGCTATGACTATATTAGATAGCTGAGCAATACCTTGTGAACCTCTCAAGTGTGTTAGTGATATGTTGCCGCCTTCTTCATGAGGCTTGCTGCCTGACTGTCTACTGAGGTGGGAGACAACAAACAATCCTATGTTAGTTTCTACTACGACTTCCCGCAGCTGAGTCATAAGAGCATCTATCTCTCTGCGTTCGTCACCGCCTGCATTACCTGACATAACTAAGTTAAGGTGGTCTAGTACTACCCACTTAATATTCTGTGCCTTAGCCATAAGTCTGATGCGTGAGATAATCTTTTCTGTAGACATATCTTTGCCATCCCATAGCGTAAGTACATCTTCACCATCTCGTATGAATAACTCATCGAATGCTGCGGATGCTTGGTCTTTGTCAGTCATTTGTCTGACTTCGTCTAGGTGGTAGTTGCGGTTGAGGTGTAGACCTACGAGTCCGTCAATGGTTCTCTCTGGTGTTTCCTCTAGATGTATGATGCCTACCTTGTCTTTGGTCTTGGTAAGTAAGTGATACTCTAGTTCTCGTATCATAGATGACTTACCCATACCAGTGCCAGAGGTGATAGTTACCATCTCGCCTTGTCTAAATCCTTTGGTTAATCTGTTAAGACAAATCCAAGGATAAGATTGTGAGACCTGCTTAGGTCTGTCTAACCAATCTTTCTTTAACTTGGTTACGCTGATAACATCACTTGGTGTATAACCTTTAGCTTTCCAGAAGCGTTGTTCTAGGTCTTTGACAAGACCAGCTTGCAGCATATCTGATGCATCTTTGTATCCTTCTGGATATGTCATGACTCTGACTTTCTCTGGTGAGAACATTTCTGTAGCAACTTCTACAGCTTTCCTACCAGCCTCGTCATTGTCAAACGCTAAGACTATCTCATCAAACGAATCAATAAAGTCGTAGCTATCTGCTAAAGATTTCTTTGCCGATTGCGCACCATTCTTGAGGGAGACAACAGCCCACTTGCCATTGAATACCTCAGCCATGGATAGACAATCTATCTCCCCCTCGGTTATGGTTAGTATCTTACCACCTTTATCCCAGACACACTCACCGAATAGTGTTGTGTCTTTAAATGAACCTTCAATGGTAAAAGATTTAGTGTCACATTCTCTGACTTTGTAAGCACTCAGCCTACAGCCTGTGTCATTGAATGGATAGTAATGATGTGTGATTGCACCTTGGTCGTTCTTCTTGACTCGTACTCTGTATAGCTCGCATATCTTCTGTGATATTCTACGCTCTGGTATGCTGCTGTACTCTCCTTTGGGTTGCATCTCTTCGTTGACTTTCTTAGGTCTGTATGTATTCATTGATACTATGCTGTCTTTCTTCAGGCTTTCGTAGTAACCGCAGCCTGGAGTAAAACAATGTTTATGGTCTTCATATACAGCAAGGTTATCCTTACTACCGCATGAAGGACACGGTTCTTTTCTTATGTATGCCATAATCCTCTCCTATTTAATAATGACTGAATTGCATAGAACTGGCTCAGTCAGACCAGCGGATACAGCTTGAAAAATTTATAGATAAAAGAGCTGTTCTATTGGGAGCTGGCTGTGTAGCAGGTTACAGCTTCCCTGGAGACTACTAATGTCATAGTCGCTACGCTTACCACTACACCGCTTATGATGGGCTAGTGCAGCAGTCGTCATGCATAACATGCATAACTTAAAATGGAGTTTGGTCCTCAAAGAACTCATCATCCGTAGCACCAAATGTTTCTTCTCCTAACTCTCTGATGAGAATACGCTTGACATAAGGTACATTACCTGCAGTCTGGTGCGGTCGTATGGTGTACTCTAGTTTTACTTTAGACCCAGATGGAATTTCTTTATTCCAAATCTGTTTATCTGCTGTGTAAACTGGTACAGCATAACGGGATGTAAACTTTCTTAAAGGTTCACCCTCATACTCTTTGATTTTCATACCATCTTTTGCTAACTCTGCTGCGACCTTTGGGTCTAGTGTAATTTGTACAGCAAACTTACCAGTAGATTGTTCTTGGTATGTCTCGTGTTCGGTCAGATATGACCTGAAGATTGTAGTTCCTTCTACAAACATAGACTTCTCCTATATTTAAAACCCTAGTTTATTGGTTTATATTTTTATAATCACCTCTCGTTCCCCCCACAACTGAGCAGCTTAGGGCTGCAAATCCCATACAAGTTGTGGTTTTTGACGAGGTCAGAAGAGGTGTCCCCGATTACCTTTTGTATGAAAAGATAATGTTCCATTATAACAGTTACTGCAGCGTTTGCGTATGCAAATCAGGCACAGAATGTTGGTCAAGAATAGTGGTCAACAGCTCTTCGTTACTCATTGAATCAACATGACGCTGAGCTTCTTCTTCTGTGTCTGCTTCTGCAGCTATAGTTATCTCTAGTAATACTTTAATATCATGAAACATTATGCTATTCTACCACTCATCTCTTAGCTCAGCTTCAGATATTTCGTATGTTCTATGACTGCTGCAGCTTGGGCAGTATGGTTCGAAGTCTACCCATTGCTCGCAGCAATCTTTACACTCATAGTATTCATTGTCTTGATTAAACTCTGGATGTCTTAGATAATTTATATCATCGTATCTACATGGTTCCATTAAACCTCCTTGATTTCTAAACGAACACCTTCTATCTCATCTTCGTCATCATAGTAGTCTTGGAGAAAACCAAACCTATCTGCTAACTCTGATGCTAGGTGTCCTATAAATTCACCAGATTTGTGTTTTAGATAGATGTCGTATGGACTAAAGTCATCACCATTACAACCAACAAAGTCACAGCCTGGCTCAAAATAGTAAAGGTCATAATCTATCTCAGGATAGTTTTCTTGCAGCACTTCAAATGCTTGAACAGGTGGTGACCATGCACTATCGAATGATAGTTCTATTGTGTAGGTACCATCTTCTTCTTTTTTATACTCAACAAAATGACAATGAACATCCCACTTTGTTCCCCATTTATTTACACGCCAGTTGTACCAATTAACACCATCATCACTTGGTGCTTTGGTATCTTCTAGTTCTTCAGGCATTGGAGCAATCCATTGTAATAACTTACCTGCTTCTGCTGCTGCTATTAAATCTTTAGCTGGTTGTTCTTCCAGCCCCCATATTGTTACATCATTCGTACACCAGTTTGGCATCTTCATTCTCCTCTCTAATTGATATTACTTCTGCTCCCCAGATGGATGCAGTTTCTTTTGCTTGTTCCATGATTGAGCCATTGGCTTTATCGTATTCTTCTCTAAAGAAAAACCTTTCACCATGCTCTATACAATGTACTACATATCTCATTCTTCCTCCTGATAATCATCTTCATCTAATCCTCTAAAGTCAAACTCAGCCGTACAGCTATGGCAGTATGCGTATGGTAAACAAGCATGTTCTTCTGCTACCTTCATCATCTCTTCCATAGTTTCTATGATTCTATTACCGCTGAGTATCCTAAAGGTTCCATGTTTTAATTGTGGTCTGACATCGAACTTTGCCCCGTCTGCGACTGGGACAAGTTCAATATCTGTGTCACCACAATACGGACAACAGTAAGCCATTAGTATTTCCTCAATGATATATCAGCATCGATTTCCCAGTCTTCTATAGTTTCATCGACAACTCGTTTAATTTTGTCATTGATGTCACTATCTTCTAGTCTGTCTTCGAACCAGCCGTAGCCATTTATCTCTTCTTCGAATACAGTAATACGCTTTTCGATTAGTCGATTGACTACAGCTTCTAAGCTATTAGCTTTTTCGTTTCTTTCTTTCTCTTGCAAATCTTCTAGCTCTGCATTTAATAATTCAATACGAGCTATTAGTTCTGCTTTGTCTTTCTCTAGTGCTTCGATGTTTCTTTCTTTCATCTTCCTCTCCTTGTTTAATACATATCTCTTAATGGTTTATCTGCTTTGAATAGCAGGTCTCTTTCAATACCTAAACCGAATCCTACTTCTACATCTTGTAGTTCTGGTATAGATACATAGCCTAACTCAGGAAATCCTAAGTCACATAATCCAAAACCTATACCGTCTTTATCCATACTGGTCAGGTACCAAGTACCATTACCAACTGGGTTAAAGAATTTAACTACAGGTTTTAGGTTAAGCTGGTCTTCTATGTTATTGTTTTTTAACAACTTATCTTTAATTGTTTTCGTTAATAGCTTCACGAACTCTCTCCTTAGTTTCTGGTGATACATTTAAAAAGGCTTCTATTATTTCTTCTGGGTCAGCATCATCACCGTATGCTGCAAGCCTACCAAATAAATAACTAACAAACATTAATCCATCTTCATGATTGTTTAGTATCTTAACTAGCTTCATGTTTCTGCTCCTTGTCTATCTGTTTGTTATAGTATTCAGCCATAGCGTTATACATTACATAGACTGCTGTCATAAAATGTGCTGGACTCTCACTACATTCAGCCATTCCTTGACAGTATTCTTGTGCGTCTGCTAAGCTTTTAATATCTACTATTCCTATTGGATTAATCTGCCAGTCATAGTGTAGTTCTGTGTTACTACCTAGTGGTATTATTGTTTCAGCCATTACTCTCTCCCATTAATTGTTTAATCCTTGCTGGAATAACTACTGTATCGTTGCAGTCATCACAACATTTCTTTTCATAAGAGTCTACGGGGTCAGGATTATTACCGTAGCCTCTTTCTTCTTTACCGCAGATGCAGCACTTATAGTAATCTTTAAGCTTCATTACGCCTCCTCTCTTCTATACTATAAACTTGTGCTAGTGCAATCCAGAATGCACCATCGAAATGGTCATAGAAATTTCTCTCTGCTAGTCCGTGATTGTCATACCAGTTCCAAAAATCTTCTGGCCAAATACCCCAGTCAAGCATGTCTTTGACAGCTGCTGTTAGATTGCCATTAACAAACATGTCATACAACCAATCACCATAGGTTCTGATGTCGTCTACATGGTCAAATTTGGGAAGCTCATCATCTAATTCTATGCGTTTCATTGCTCATTCTCCCATGCTTGTTTGAGTCTACGCATTTCTTCTTGCAACTCTACTAACTCTTTGGCAGAGCAGTCAATATTCCATTGCAGTTGGTCAATACGGTCACGGACAAAACCCATACGAGTCAATGTGTTGGTATCTGGGTCAATAAAACCCAGTCTAATCTGTTCTTCTAGCCAGTCTTTGATTTTGCTCATACTATTTCTCCATCCATAGTGCAACAATGCACATAGTTAAAAATATCATTAAGAAAATAAACAGAATAAAGATAGAGTCATACATAACGATGCTCTTCTCTGATAATAAGTTTATGAAAGTCTTTGAGCGCGTAGTCTATTGAGTATCCGTAGTAAATCTGACTAACAAGATGTCTGTCAGGTATTAAATACTCCAGCAGCACACTACCATCGTATCTCTTGGACACCTCTACTTCATAAATCGCAGGCAATGCCCCGTCTTCGCAATGACGCTCGTCAATAATTGTTTCTCTCATGTTACTCTCCTGTAATGAGTATAAAAAAAGGGAGTCCGAAGACTCCCTAGATGTTATAGTTTTCTTGGTTCGAAGTTAGAATCTACTTCTTGACTTGATGTGTCGAAGATTTTCTTCTTGATTGGTTTGGTATATTCTTTACCAACTACTTCTTTGTATGCAATCTTGAGTGCATCTACGATGGGTGTTAGTTCATCGACTGTATCTTCATCTTGTTTAATTAACTTTTGAAGATATTGCATTTCTTTAGCATCTGATTCTGAACCAGTATCCATTTCTTTGAGTAAATCCCAGTTTGCAACTCGTTTGCGATGTTGCTTAACTGTATATTCAATATCATTTGATAATGAATATAGGTTTGCTCGAAGAACCCTGACTTGAGTGCTATACTCAATGTTGTATGCTTCTGTATTAAGTTGTTTGATTGATTTTATAAAAGTATCTATAGTTTTCATTTTTATCTCCTAAATTGGAAGTTTATATTGTTGTCCGAAGACACTAAATAGATACCATGCGACAGGACTGCGTCACCGAAGGGAAACAATAATCACGGAGGTCGCTCCAGCGGATACCGTTATTATTGTTGACGCAAAGGACTGTCGTATGGTTTAGTTGTCATACTGAAGGACACCAATATGAAACTACTAATTTACTGAGATACAAATGGAAACTATAGGTGCTGTGTGTGATTGTATTGTGTTAGTAACTAAATACAGAACATGCAATGATTGTGATGTAATTAAGTGGTTTGATTGTGAATCATACAGACATTTATCTGAAATCTGATGACTACAGCGGTAGACAGCAGACAGACATAAGTAAATTAGTGTGAGTTTTAGGTAGGGGGGAGCCTACTCTGGATACTGCAGTAATATATAAACAATCACTAGCAGATTAAATAGGATTTGAGACCTCTTAAGACTGTTTTTAACAAAAAGTAAAGAAAATACTGGACAAAAGTTAATTCATCAGGTAGACTCGACAGCGACTACTTAAGTAAAACATCAGAAACATCTGCAAACAGGAGAGAAAATTAGCAGACAGGGACGACACCTTAGGGGCCGACTCAGCCTCCTACCACTAATAAAACCTCCTACTAAAGATACTACTGATAAACTTAAGTAAACTTAAGTAATTTAGCCTCATTAAGGAGATAACTAAATGGATGGTAGAGCTAACAACGCTAATCTTCCTCATTTGTTTAAAAAAGGTAAGTCTGGGAATCCCAATGGCAGACCTAAAGGAAGTGTCAATAAATATACTCAATTAGCTAGAGAACTCTTAAGCTCTAGAGGAGAAGAGATAGTTGAGGTAGTCATAGATAAAGCATTAAAAGGTGATGTTCATTGTCTTAAAATGTGTATGGATAGAATTGTTCCTCCGCAGAAGGCGGTAGAAATTAAACACACTAAAGATGATGGTGGTTTAATTATTAATGTTGGAACTACTGACCAAATATCTGAGATGGCTAAAGGTAAGAAACTTAAGAATCCTACTATTAAGTCTGATGATGAGGTTATTGCTGAGGTGGTAGCTGATGGCAGAACTTAATGTTGAGTTACATCCTGCTCAATTAAGCATATTTAATTCTGAAGCTAGATTTAAGGTAGTTGCTGCAGGTAGAAGATTTGGTAAGTCTAGGCTGGCTGCTTGGATTTTGTTAATTAAGGCACTACAGTCTGACTCTAAGGATGTCTTTTACATTGGTCCTACATTCCAACAAGCTAAAGACATTATGTGGTCTATGTTAAAAGAGTTGGGACAAGACCTTATTGTTGATGCCTACGAAAACACCGCCCGCCTCACCCTTGTAAACGGAAGAAAGATATTTTTAAAAGGTTCTGATAGACCAGATACTCTTCGTGGTGTTGGTCTTGCTTATGTTGTACTGGATGAGTATGCATCTATGAAACCTAATGTGTGGGAACAAATTATTAGACCGACTCTTGCCGATGTTAAAGGTGGTGCATTGTTTATTGGTACACCTGCAGGTAAGAATCATTTTTATGAACTTTATAATGAGGCAAAGAAAGAAGATGACTGGGAAACATTCTCCTACAACTCAACAGATAATCCATATATTGATGACGAGGAAATTGAAGCTGCAAGAAAAAGTATGTCTTCTATGGCGTTTCGTCAAGAATTTGAAGCATCGTTTGAAACATTTACTGGTGGAATCTTTAAAGAAGATTGGTTCCAGTTAGGTGAAGAGCCTGAAGAGGGTAACTTTATTATTGCTGTTGACCCTGCTGGGTTTGAATCTGTTGAAAAAGAACGAGGTTTAAAGGGTTCTAAGCTGGATGAGACGGCTATTGCTATTGTTAAAACTAATGCTGATGAGTGGTGGGTTGCTGATATTAAACATGGTAGATGGTCTATCAAAGAAACAGCAAGAAAGATACTAGAAGCTGCTATGTTTTACGAAGCTACTACTGTAGGTATTGAGACTGGTTCACTAAGAAATGCTATATTGCCTTATTTACAAGATGAAATGCGCAGCAACGACAGCTTTGTCCACTTAGATGAGTTAAGACATGGCGGTAAAAAGAAGACTGAGCGTATAACATGGGCGTTACAAGGCAGAATGGAGCATGGTCAGATAACATTTAATGAAGATAAAGAGTGGAAACCTTTTATCTCTCAGATGTTAGACTTTCCTAACCATTTATCACACGATGATATGCTTGATGCACTAGCTTATATCGACCAAGTAGCTATAGCAGACTTTGCTTTTTCTATAGATTTTGACGATGAATGGGAACCTATTGACGAAATAGCAGGTTACTAATAAATTTTTATGTTATATTACGCTTAAATTACTATAAGTAAATTAAATGGACCAAGAAAACAAATATCAAGCGTTAACATCCTGGCTAATGTACCGACTAGAAAGTTGGAGAACTTGGAGAGATACTAATTATGTCTACAAATGGGATGAATACTACAGATTATGGCGTGGAATATGGTTACAAGAAGACAGAACCAGAGAATCTGAGAAGTCTAGAATCATATCTCCCGCATTACAACAAGCAGTAGAAGCTACTGTTGCAGAATTAGAAGAAGCTACATTTGGTCGTGGCAAATGGTTTGACATTAAAGATGATATGTTGGACCAGAATCCACAAGATGCTGAATATGTACGCAATTTATTGCAAGAAGACCTAGAAAGTACAGGTTGTAAAGATGCAATATCAGAGATTTTCTTAAACGGTGCTATATATGGTACTGGTATTGGAAAGATTGTTGTAGAACAAAACATAGAGCGTTCACCTGTGGAGGTTCCAGTAGAAGGGACTATGGCAACAACTAGAGAATTGGTTGAAAGACCTATCATAGATGTAAGAATCGAACCCATATCCCCCAAAGAGTTCTTAATAGACCCTTCTGCTAACTCCATTAACGAAGCTTTAGGTGTTGCACATGAAGTAATTAAGCCTAGATACCATGTTGTTGATGGTATTAACTCTGGAATGTATAGAGATGTACCTCTAGATGGTGATTATGATACTGTTGACTTTGGTTATGACCCTGAATCTAAGCAAGCTGATGAGTCTGATAGTGTTAAGATTACAGAATACTGGGGTAAAGTACCTAAACGCTTTCTTAAAAAGAATGCAGATAAAGATGATTTTGAATACGATACAAAAGATACAATGGTTGAGGCTGTTGTTACTATCGTAAATGATTCATACATCCTAAGAGCAGAAGAAAATGCTTTTATGATGAAAGATAGACCTTTTATTTCTTATCAACATGACATTGTTCCTAATAAATTCTGGGGCAGAGGCGTGTGTGAGAAAGGATACAATCCACAAAAAGCGTTAGATGCTGAAATGAGAGCAAGAATTGACTCATTAGCACTAACAACTACGCCAATGATGGCAGCAGATGCTACCAGATTACCAAGAGGTTCTAAGTTTGAGGTAAGACCTGGAAAGACTTTACTAACGAATGGCTCGCCACGAGATGCAATTATGCCTCTAGATATGGGAACCACAGATGCTAACACATTTAACCAGGTCTCCTCATTACAAGCTATGATTCAGATGGGTACGGGTGCTGCAGATGTGCAAACTGCTGATAGAGCTACATCTTCTGGTATGTCTATGGCACAGTCAGCCGCTATCAAACGACAAAAGCGTACATTAATGAATTTCCAGAATACTTTCTTAATTCCAATGATTAATAAATCACTACATAGAAAGATTCAATTTGATTTTGAGCGTTATCCTGTTGCAGATTACAAGTTTATTCCATATTCAACTATGGGAATTATGGCTAAAGAACTAGAAATGCAGCAAATGGTTTCACTAATGCAAAGTATTCCTGCAGATAATCCTGCGTTTAATACAATTCTAGTTTCATTATTCCAAAACTCTAGTATTCATAACAGAGACCAAATAGTAAATGGACTAATACAAGCAATGCAGCCTAATCCACAGCAGCAAGAACTACAAGCTATTGGACAAGAGATGCAAATGCGTATGACAGAAGCTGAGATTAATAAGTTAGTCTCTGAAGCTGCTGAAAATAACGCTAGAGCTGTTAAATATCAATCAGATGCACAAAGTAAAGTACCAGATGCTATGCAGCAACAAGATAAATTACTTAAACTTCAAAAGTCTGTATTAGATATGGAGAATACTAAGGCAGATATTGAGCGTAAAAACTCTGAGAATGTAAGAAATATTCCTGAAATGGAACATCTTAAATCAGAAACTGCTCTTAATATGGCTAGAGCTAGAGCTGAAGCTAAAAAAGTAGAAATTGTAGATAAGTTTATTCAATGACAGATTTAGAAATACTAGAAACAAGATTAGACTTATTTGAACACGATGGCTGGAAAGATGTCGTGGAAGAATTAAAGAACATATCTGATAGTATCAACGATGTTGATGGTATTAGAGATGAGCAAGGCCTTTGGGAAGCCAAAGGTAAGTTACAAGTTTTAAATTATATTATTAATTTAGAAAATGTAACTAGAACAACCATGGAACAACTGGAAACAGCTCCATGATATTTTAACTTCATAACCCAATACGGGCGGAGACCAAGAAGATGAGTATTATAGTAGATAACCCTGAAGCAGTATCAGAACCAATAACAGAAAATCAAGAACTTACTACGGAAGAAGTAACTGAAGTAGAAGCTGCACCTGAAGCTGAGGAGCAAGCTTATGAAGTACCTGAGAAGTATGCTGGTAAGACACTAGAAGATGTAATTTCAATGCACCAAAACGCACAGCGTAAGCTGAGTGAACAAGGTCAAGAGGTTGGAGAACAACGAAAGATGATTCAACAACTACTTGAATTGCAACAAGCATCTATGCAGCAGCAAGCTACAAATACTGAACCACAACCAGAGGAAGACTTTCAAGAGTTATTGTATGATAATCCTAAAGAAGCTATAGCTAAGATAGTTGCTTCACATCCTGAAATACTAGCTGCTAAAGAAGCTAATATGAAGGCTGCACAACAATCAAGTATAGCTCAGCTAGAAGCTAAACATCCTGAGTTTCGTGATACGATACAGGATAATAAGTTTTTAGATTGGGTACAGGGTAGTCCTGTTCGTACAGAGCTTTTCAGAAGAGCCAATGATAACTATGATGTTGATTCTGCTTCTGAATTATTTGATACATGGAAAACACTTTCTATGATTGATAAGACTAAAGAAGTACAAAAGAAACAACAAAAGACTAGAGATAAGGAACTTCTACAAACTAGCTCTGAGACTCGTTCAAGCGGAGATTCTGTAGGTGGTAAAAAAGTATATCGTAGGACAGATTTAATTGAACTACAAAGAAGAGACCCTGCTTATTACGCAGCTAACGCTGATGAAATAATGCAAGCTTATGCTGAGGGTCGTGTTAGATAATATTCTATAGGAGAATAAATAATGGCAAACTCATTTGCAAGTGGCTCTACAGTCACAACAGCGATTGCTAATAACTTTATTCCTGAACTTTGGTCGGATGAAGTAATTGGCTCTTATAAATCAAATCTAGTTTTAGCTAACTTAGTTACTAAGATGTCTCACAAAGGTAAGAAAGGTGATACTATTTACATCCCTGTTCCTTCAAGAGGTTCTGCAGCAGCTAAAGCCGCTAATACACAAGTAACTTTACAAGATGATACAAACACTAAAGTTACAGTAACAATTAACAAGCATTATGAATATTCAAAATTAATTGAAGATATTGCTGAGGTTCAGTCTCTAGCTTCAATGAGAAAATTTTATACTGATGATGCTGGTTATGCACTTGCTACACAAGTTGATGATGACCTATTTGGTCTTTGTACTTCTTTAAACGGTGGTACTGTTCTTGATGGTGCTGGTGCTACATGGTCTTCAGGTACTGCTGCTGATATTACTGATGCAGGTATCCGTAAGATGATTCTTACTCTAGATGATAACGATGTTCCTATGGATAATCGTTCTCTAGTTATCCCACCTATCGCTGCTAACGATATTTTAGGTATTGCTAGATTTACTGAGCAGCAGTTCATTGGTGATGGTAATGCTATCAAGACTGGTAACATTGGTTCTATCTATGGAATTAATGTTTATGTTACTTCTAACTGCCCTTCAGCTGATACTAACGCTAACAGAGTTGGTGTTATGATGCATAGAGATGCTCTATGTTTAGCTGAGCAAGTTGGTGTTAGAACTCAAACTCAGTACAAACAAGAGTACTTAGGTGACTTGTTCACAGCTGACACTATTTATGGTGTTGCAGAGCTTCGTGATGAGTCAGGTGTTGCATTTAAAGTAGCAGCTTCCTAATCTCAATAGCACCCTCTTCGGAGGGTGTTATACTAACTGACATGCCAATATACGAATACAAATGTAAAAATGGTCATACATCTGACCACTTAGTGTCTTATAATGACAGAAAAAATCCTCAGGCATGTCCTGAGTGTAAAGAAGAAGCTAAATATACTTTAGCTTTTTGTACAAATGTACAATATGGAATTACAGAATCTGGCAAGAACTGGAACACAACACATGAATTAAGGACTCGCTGGAATCAAAGAGAAAATAAAAGACACGGAACAACTGGTAAAAGTTATGCCTAAACAAGAAAAAAATAAAAAAGCACCTAAGAAAAAAAGATTAGCTGGTTTTTTATCTATGCGTAGAAGATTAAGATTATGAGTATAGATAGAGGTTTTGGTCTTGGGACATCTACTTATGTAGCTGACCAGTATAATTTAGATGATTATATTACTGATGCAGAAGCAGCTCAAGCAGCAGCTGAAGCGGCACAAGCGGCAGCAGAGGCAGCTCAAGCAGCAGCAGAAACTGCAGAAACTAATGCTGAAGCTTCAGAGTCTAATGCTTCTACTTATGCTACTACTTCTGGAACTAATGCAACTAACGCTTCTAATAGTGCTAGTGCTGCAGCTACAAGCGAAACAAATGCTGCAACCTCAGAAACTAATGCAGCTACAAGTTCAACTGCAGCAGCAACTTCAGCAACATCAGCAGCAACTAGCGCTACTAATGCAGCCACAAGTGCAACTTCTGCAAGTACTGCACAGACTGCGGCAGAGGCAGCACAGACTGCAGCTGAGTCTGCTCAAACAGCAGCCGAAGCAGCTGAAACAGCAACAGAGAATTTATTTGACCAGTTTGGTGACCAATACTTAGGTTCTAAAGCATCAGACCCTACAACAGATAATGATGGTGACCCACTGACAACTGGTGATATTTATTGGAATAGTACAGATAATGTACTTAAATTTTATACAGGTAGTGCTTGGACAGCACCAGAAGATGTAGCAACAACTGCTGCAACTAATGCAAGTAATAGTGCCACAGCAGCTGCAACCTCAGCTACTAATGCTGCGACATCAGAAACTAATGCAAGTAATAGCGCAACTAGTGCTTCTACCTCTGCAACTAACGCAGCAACTAGTGAAACTAATGCTGCTACTTCTGAAACTAATGCTAGTAATAGTGCAACTTCAGCAGCTACTTCAGCAACTAATGCTTCAACTAGTGCATCTAGTGCAGCAACAAGTGCATCTAATGCATCTACTTCAGAAACTAATGCTGCTACTAGTGAAACTAATGCAGCAACTAGTGCAACCTCTGCATCATCTAGTGCAACAGCAGCAGCTTCTAGTGCAACTAGTGCTTCTACTTCAGCAACTAATGCAGCTACTTCAGAAACCAACGCAGCAACATCAGAATCAAATGCTTCTACTTATGCAACAAATGCAGCAACATCTGCTTCTAACGCAAGTACCTCGGAAACCAATGCAGCAACTTCAGAAAGCAATGCTTCATCTTCGGCTACTTCAGCGGCATCAAGTGCAACAAGTGCAAGTACATCAGCAACAAATGCTGCAACAAGTGAAACAAACGCAGCTACTTCAGCAACCGCAGCAGCAGCAAGTGCAGCCGCAGCAAGTGGAGCAGCCTTAGCATTCGCAATAGCTTTAGGATAATATTATGGCAAACGCATTTAAATCATATCAATCAACATCGGTAACTACAGAGGCAACTGTATTAACTGGACCATCAGCTACAGAAACTACAGTTATTGGACTTAGTATTGCTAATACATCATCTAGTACAGCAACTGTAGATGTTAAATTAAACACAGCTTATATGGTTAAAGCAGCTCCTATACCTGTAGGTGGTTCTTT